TTATAATTAATTTTAATTATTATACCGATGACGATTGTTAAAAAATTTGCAGACCATCTTACCGCTATAGAATACCCCAAAGGAAAAACTTCATGGAACATTGCTGGGATATTAAAAAATCAAAATGCTTTTTATCGCTTTGATGTTAGAGATATGTTTGAATTATCCAGTGGAGAAATGGCACAAAAGGGTAAAACAAATACTAAAGCCGATAAAATGGTATTAGATATACAAAATAAATGGGTTATCTTAGATATGGAAGAGCTGCTTCGATATATTAAAAAACATAAAGTAAAAAAGATCTATGTAAATGATTTGATCCCGGAGCTAGAATGGACTATATTTTTGCCTAAAAACTAGTATAATAGATTCCATGGCATTAAAAGAAGTAAAATTTCAAGCAGGTATTGATAAACAAAGTACACCTTCAGCCGCTGCAGGTAAGTGGGTTGATAGTGATTTTGTTAGATTTAGATATGGTGTGCCTGAAAAAATAGGTGGTTGGGATCAATTAACAACAGCCAATAACACTCTCCCCGGTGTAGCTAGAGCTCAACACACATTTACTAATTTAAATGGTACTAAATTTTCGGCTATTGGAACAAGCTCAGGGTTGTTTATTTTTAGTGGTGAAAGATTTTATGATGTTACCCCATTACAAGGAACTCCAGTTGGGGGTGGAACCTTTACAACCTCAGCTGCTGCTGGATCAACAGTAACTATAAATTCTACAGGACACAGCATTATAGTCGGAGATTACGTAGTTTTTACTTCTGTATCTGTAGCTGGATCTACAACACTTACAGCACCTGATTTTCAAACCTACGCTTTTGAAGTATTAACCGTTCCTAACGCAAACTCATTTACTATAAGTTTAGTGAACCCTGCTGCAGGTGTAACGACAGCGGAAGGTAATTCTGGAATGACGGCTCAAGGATCATTTAACTATCAAAGATACATAAGACCAGGACCCACTTTTCAAACTTTAGGTTTTGGTTGGAGTACTTACCAATGGGGTCAAGAAGCTTGGGGAGATGCTAGATCAACTTCAAACGTAACGTTAGATCCAGCTAACTGGTCTTTAGATCATGCAGGTGATACCTTGATTGCCACACTTAGAAATGGAAATACTTTTCAATGGAATTCTGCTGGAGCTTTAGCAACTAGAGCCACTGTAATTGCAGGGGTAGGCAGTGAAGTTAATATGATTTCAACGTTATCTTTATTCTCAGACAGAGATCGACATTTATTTCAGTTTGGTGCTTTAACCGATATGACTGATGCAACCACGCAAGACCCTATGTTTATTAGATTCACGAATCAAGAAACATTAAACGTATACACACCAACAGCAACAAATACTGCTGGTACATTTAGATTAGATACAGGAAACAGAATTACCGCGGCTGTTCAAGGTAAAGACTATGTTTTAATTTTAACAGATCAAGCTGCTTATGTAGCTCAATTTGTAGGACCACCATTTACATTTAGTATTAGACAAGTAGGAACAAATTGTGGATGTTTAGGACAACACGCTGTTGTGTTTGCTCAAGGTGCTGTTTATTGGATGGGTCAAGCAGGTGGTTTCTTTGCATTTGATGGAACGGTAAAACAAATACCTTGTTTAGTAGAAGACTTTGTATTTACTACAGGTGATGGTAATCCTGGTCTTAATTTTGATGCTAATGAAATTATCTATGCAGGCCATAATAGTTTGTACACAGAAGTAAATTGGTTTTATCCATCAGAAAATTCACTACAAGTTGATAGATGCGTAACTTTTAATTATGCAGAAAATAGCTGGAATACAAGTACATTAGATAGAACCACTTATGTAGACGCAGATGTTTTTGAAAGACCCTATGCTACTGATTATATTCCAAAAGGATCCACAGATTCTAACAGCCCGTCAGATACTCCTTTATTTCCAATATCAGGAGTTACCAATAGAGATGGAGCCACAGTTTTATACGAACATGAAAAAGGTGTGGATCAAGTCAACAGCACAGGCACATCTGCTATTCAAGGATTTATAAGATCTGGAGATTTTGATATTGCGGATGGTGAATTTTTTGCTTCAGTAAGTAGATTCATTCCTGATTATAAAGAGATTGTAGGCAATAACCAAGTTACTTTATTCATATCGGACTATCCATCTGATACTCAAACTAGCTCACCTTTAGGACCCTTTACAGTTACCTCAACCACTGATAAAATAGATACTAGAGCAAGAGGAAGATTAGTGAGTGTAAGATTTGAAAACACGGCAGTAGGAGAGTCTTGGAGATATGGTTCTCTTAGATTAGATACAAGACCTGATGGTAGAAGATAATGGCTAAAATAATTAATTATATTCCAGAACCTACACCGACGTATGACCCATCTAATCAACGTCAAATTTTAGAAGCATTAGATACTTTAAAACAACAACTTAATTTTTCTTTTCAACAAGATTTAAAAGAAGAGCAAGATACATTTAATTATTTCTTATCATGAGTATATTTTATAAAAACCAAGGATACAAACAATCGGGTACAGGTAAGACGACAGTGTTAACATGTCCTGTTGATGGAATAATTATAATTAAAAGTATATATGTTGCAAACAATGATGCATCATCAGCTGTTGCAGTAAACATGAACTTTGTTGATTCCTCTGATTCAAGTACTGAATATGAATTTTTTAGAGATGACGTGGCCGCCAAATCACAAGTAAATGCCTCACCTCAAGGCTTGAATTTAGAAGCAGGTGATGCTATAACTGTGCAAGCAGCTACAGGGAGTAACACAATTCAAGGCCTGATAAGTTATGCTCTAGTAAATAGACAAGACCAGAATGGATGATGTAACAGAAATTAAGTGTATAACTAAATATACTTACCGTAATAAAAAAACAGGAGAAATCTACAAAGAAAAAGTAGAGGGACCTGACATTGTAGTTGACTGTGAAGTTACAGTTGACCCTAAAAATTTAGACTTATTTCAGAAAGTAATGAATAATGACAATAAATCCAACACCTAAAGGTGGAACGGAGCTACAGCTAGAATATCTAACTCAACACGTAGATCTTATACTATTAAGTAAAGTACAAATTACAACATCTGTTCCAGAAAAAATTCCATTATCAAAAGATAAAATAAATATTCTTTGGCAAAAAAATTCTTGGGATCAACCTAATATCTATCCTTGGTTTAAAGATAAAGATAATCACACTAAATATGATTGGTATGTATTTAATAGTCATTGGAACTTTGAAAATTTTACTAAAAAATTTGGTTTAGATAGGGGCAAGTGTATGATTATTAAGAATGGTATAAGTAAGATAGAATGTGCTCCTGTTTACGAAAAAGATAAACCTATAAAAATTATACATCAAATAACTCCTTGGAGAGGTTTAAATGTATTGCTTGGGGCTATGCAATTAGTAAATCACCCTTTAATTACTTTAGATGTTTATTCATCTACAGAGATATATGGTAAAGCTTTTTATGAACAGAACGATAAGGAATATAAAGGTTTATATGAACAAGCTAAACAATTAAAAAATGTAAACTATATAGGTTATAAACCCAATAGTTATATTAAAGAACATTTAAAAGATTATCATATGTTTGTTTACCCAAGTATCTGGGAAGAAACATCTTGTATTTCCGCCATAGAATCTATGGCAGCAGGGCTTTATACAATTGTGACAAACTTAGGGGCTTTAGCAGAAACATGTTCTGAGTTTGGTATTTACGTACCATACGATAATAATCATAGAAGACTGGCATTTAAATTTGCACAAGCCATTAAACAAGGAGCAGAAGCGATTACTCACAAACCTATTCAAGATCATTTAAAAAGACAGAGTGATTTTTATAACCTGTATTATGGTTGGCCTAAACAAGCTGCAACCTGGACACAATTTTTAACTGGAATAACAAGTGATGCAAGAAAAATCTAATGAACCTATTTGGTTTGATAAGGGACCGGTGCAAACAATAGACTTAACAGAACAATTAAAAGGACATACATTACCACCACCATCTAAATATAGAATTATGGTGGCTACACCTGTGCATAGTGAAGTAGGTATTCATTATGTTAGATCCCTACTTAAATTTCAAATGGCATGTATGACTAAAAATATACTAGTTAGTTTTCATCTTATTAAATCGTCTTTAGTTCAACAAGGTAGAAACATATGCGCTGCTGATTTTGTTTCTGATAAAGAG